GTGACGAAACCTGCCCCCCCCCGATTGTTTCACAGGGGAGGGAGGTAACAGTCGGGGTGTCAGTCCGTGGCGCCGAGCGAGAACACGCGGAACCTCGTCCCAGGGTAGACGCCACCATCGAAATGCCAGTACGGGTCGGCGCCATACGAGCCGGTCGTCGTGTACGCGGCAGTGTGCGTCCCCGCATCAGCCTCCATCTTCCAAGACAAGTGATGCGTCATGAAAGTCCGGTTGTACTGCAGCTCCGTCTGCCATTGGTTGACATTGTCTAACAGGAAGCCGAAGTAGTAGCTGCCGCTGGCCTTGTTCTTCTCGTCCTCCGAGCCGAAGTCCGAGTGCGCGATCGACACACACACGTCCAAGCTGAACTCAAGGAGACTGCGGACGGGCAGCTGGAACGTGGACTGCCCCCACCGGCGCGTCGTGTGGTCCGACGTCGGCCGGCCGCGCCCGTCCGACTTGTCCCAATGGTCGACAAGCACACCCGAGTAACCAGACACGGGCACAATGTTGTAGTCGCCGCCAGTCTTCGACCCGTCCGCCGAGTACAACACCCCGCCGATCAGGAACATCGCCGGCGATGCGGACGTCACCACGCCGGCGGGCGCCTGTGCGAGGCGGACGCGAGCCTCCTGCATAGACGCGACACGGATGAACGTGCCCACGCTGTCGCTGAAACGCCCCCAGGCGCCCAGCAAATCCGAGTACGCGGTCGGAACAACCGCCCCATCCCATCTAGTGTCAGCCATCCCGTGACTCCTGTTCTACTTTGAGATGAACATCGCCGACAGGCGCGTGTTCGTGATGTGCAAGACCCCGCTATCGTCCCCGCTTGCGTCCGGTGATGCATGGGAGAAGCGCCAGTAGAGCCCCTGGGACGTCCTCAACTGAAGGATGCCCGCACAGCTAACCTTAATGTTCGAGGCGTTAGGCTCCACTGCGACGGTGGAACCGATCCCGACGGCCCAGTTCAATGCGGGCTGCACCTCGATCCGCAGGGACCGCCAATGAGAAGGGTACGTACTGGACACCGTAGCCTGGAACGCCACCCAGTACAGGCCAGCCACACCGGCCACCGGCACGTAGTCGTCATTGATCCAAAAATCTTGAGAGTCATACTCAAACCACGGCGTAGGGTTGTCCAGCCGCCCCGGATACCACTCCGGATGCCGCCAAGGCAGGATGCGCTCCTGATTCGTTGTACCGACAAAGTGCGGCGGCATGACAAGCGACTTCAATGGCCGCTGATACTGCAACTGGTTCGTCTGAGAGGCATAGAGGCCCGACGTGGAGATCTTCAGATAGTTCTGGTGAATGTCGTTGTCGTTTTCGACGCTGACGTCCCTGAACCACACATGATTGTCGGCCAGCCGCACCGACGTGCTATCGGCCTGCGTGGACCAATACACTGTCATGTTCCGAATGACGACGTTCGTCGGAGTGTACAACGGGAAGATCCGCAGGTAGTACTCCCGGTTCCCCTGGTGGTCGGCGCGCCACGAGTTCAACTGGAGCACCTGATAGCCGCCCAGCGACCTGTTGCGCGACAAGTGCGTGCCGTCGCGCAACAGATTGAACTGCATCTCCGACCCTATCGTGCTCCCGTCGTCCCGCACGTGGGCCACAAAGAACTCCACCGACGGTTCAATCACATTCCCGGCCGGCAAGGTGAAGTTAACCTCCCAGCAGGCGTTGTATGTGAAGTCAAGGCGCGACGTATATTTGCCGCGCAACTCGTTCTTACTCGCAGAGGTGATAGTACACAGGCCATCACTGTCCGAGTCTCCGTACTTGTTTGTCCACGCGAGCGAAAGGTCGACGGCCATGCTCTTGTACTCGCGCTCGCCAGCGTCCATCACCTTCACTTTCGGCCGGCCGGCGTTCTGCGCCTCCGCTGACTTTGAATACGCATAGATCCCGGACCCCAAGATCTTCGACCCCTGGATTCGGTTGCCTTTCAAGTCGCCAACAACCGCCTCACCAGTGATGGTAGCCTTGCCGGCTGTCAGCATCTCCGTGGTCACAGACCCGAAGGCCGACACTTTCGCCCACAACTCCTTGCTGGCGTAGATGGCTTCCGACGTCACACTGCCGGGGGCAAGCATCGTCGCGCCCACCTTCTGGCAGAGAATGATCGCAGCGACCTCCGCCTTGACACCCTTCCCTGCACACACCTGACAGACGCCGCCCGCTACCGAGGACGCCGGAGACCAATCAACGTCCTCCGTGTGCCAGCCGGCATCCTTGTACGGGAACGCCGGCAACGCCGTGCCGCCAACCTTCAACTGCAGCCCGCCAGCAGACCCCCGCAGGTATCGATACGTGAGCCGCAGGACCCACACCTTCCCGGCAGGAACCTTAAACGACTGGTTCAGCTGCGCCTCCGATGCGGCGCCCCCAACAAGCCGAGCCCCCGTCGACCGGCCCCCAGGGGCGCCCTCAATATCCGACACGAACGCCGCAGACCCGCCGGCCGGAACGACAGGCGACCACACCCCTGACGGAGACCCAGTAAACCCGGGGTCGCCCAACATGTTCTCCGGGTCGATCGTCACGCTGTTAGCGGACAACTTTCCAATGAACGCCTCGTCCGATGCGAGCTGGTCAATCACAGCCCGGGGAATCTTCGCTCCCCCCGTAACCATGAGCTTACTGACGGACAGGCCGCCAATCTTCGCGTCCGTGATTGCCGCGTCAGCGATCTGAGCGGACCCGATCGCCGCATTCCCGATCTTTGCGGACGTGATCGTCGCGTCCTTGATGACGGAGCCGTCAACGGGCATGAGCGTCCACTTCGCCCCGTCCCACGCATACTGGGACGTGAGTACACCCTGGCCGTTCTGCACGAACCAGACTGCCCCCTTCGGCTTGCCGACCCCGTCGGCCAGGACCGGCACGGACGGCGACACCGTCACCTGGCCGGCCAGGGTGGTCGCCTTGCTCGAGGCGGCGTCTGCGGCTTGACGGGCCCCAAGCGCGTCAGCAGCGGCCTTTGAGGCGGCATCCTTCGCGGCCACCGCATCCTTCGTGGCCTGATCCGCCTTCGACTTCGCCGCAGCCAGGTCCGAGGAGTTCGCGGCCACGGTCGCCTGCAGCGACTTGTAGGACGCCTGCGCTGCAGCCGCATCCGATGCGGCCTTTTTTGCCGCCGCGCCGGCAGACTCGGCCGTTGACTTCACGGCCGCCGCGTTCGCGTCCGCCTTCTCGGCGAGAGTCTGCGCCTCGGCGGCCTTCCGGGCAGCGTCAGACACGGACGCCTGCGCCTGCTGGGCCGCCGCCTGCGCCTGCTGGGCAAGAGTCTTAGCGGCGTCCGCGGCCTGCTTCGCCTCGGTCGCCGCCGCCAGGGCGGCAGCATTGTCCCCAGACTTCTTCACCGCGTCTAGGGCGGCCTGCGCTTTGTCCTGCGCGTCCGTCGCTTTTGAGTCAGCACCAGCAACCGCAGCCTTAGCCTCATCGGCCGCCTTCTGGGCCGCCGAGATCCTCCCGCCCAAACTAGACGCTTGCCCCTCCACCGTGGTCGCCTTCTTGAAAGCAGCATCGGCAGCCGTCTTCGCGTCCAGAGCAGCCTTCTGAGCGGCAGCAGCATCCTTCGCGGCAACATCTGCGCGCCCCTTGACTTCCTCCGCGGCCTTCTGCGCCTTCATAGCGTCAGACATGGCGCCAGCGATCTCCTTGCCGGCCGGGCCGAGACGCTCCACCTGGGTCCGCTCATCGCCAGGCTCATCCTGGCCGTCGCTGATCGACAGAAGCGTCCCATCGGAGTGCATCCTGACGGTAACCATCGCCCCCTTCCACGTGTACAGGCCGGGGGTTTCGCCGGTCACGTACGTGTCAGGCTCGTTGTACGGCATGCCGACACGGACCCAGCCCGCAGGCAATGTCGGGTCCGTGTCCGGGGTGTCGACTACTTGCCCCTTCACCCAGCGGGTGATGGAGTCCGAGGCGGCGTGGCTCTTCTGAGCGTCCTGCATGTCCAGGAACAGCGACCCGGCCGAGCTGAAGTCTGATGCGGTCATACGCCACAGTGTACCGTCACCAGGCGCGCAGCTCCGTCCCAGTCAACGTCATCGGCTGCGACGGGTCCATCAGGTCCAGGGAGAAGGACGTCACAGATATGACGCACCACTTCCCTTGCTTGTGCTCCACGGCGATGACGTCGCCGACCTCGATGCGCGGGTCGGCGACCAACTGGATGCGCCACGACTTCGCCCGGTCCATGCCGAACTTCGCCCACCGGTTCGCCTCCTCAACCACCTTGTCCCAAGATTTCTGCGACGACAAGTCCGTGGTTTTCGACACCCACCCATACCAGGACGGGTGGTAGTAGCCGTACGCCTGATTCATCTTCACGTAGAAGTTGAAGTCATAGTCCGACTTCCAACCGTTCTCCGTGCGCGTCCAGTGAGGGTTCAGCTGCCTGGACCACGACCAGCGGGCAGCATCCTTCTGGTACGTGGGGGTCGCGTTCTCCGCCCACACACGCTCCTTGTTGAGGTAGAGGTTGTCGATCGCCATCTCCACCTCGGACTTGTTCTTCTCGTCATCCTTCACCGCAGACTCGTACGAGTCCCCCTTGTGGACGGTGTACTGGCGGGACCCGTCCCCTTTCGCGACAACCGAGTACCAGTTCGGGATGCGCCCCGATGGAGACTGGACGGGGGCCGCACCGATCACCATATGAGAGTCTTGCGTATACGTCTCCACGGGGGCGGACGAAGGCGTCGGCAGTGGATACGCCTCGATCTCACCCCTGTACGACATGCGCAGCCCACACCCCGCCTCTTTCGCGATCATTGACATCGACACAAGCAGGTCGGTAGGGAGCTGCAAGTAGGAGCTGATCTGGTAGTCGCGTCGCGAGTCCGGGACGCGGATCGCCGTCATCCCTTGGTTCGGGTTCAGGCGGTTCATTTCTGTGACCAGCGTCCCCCCCGGGTGCGGGGAGTGCGGCCACGAGAGAGGATTCTCCTCCAGGTCAAGCAGCAGATCCTTCCCCTGCACGGGGGTCGACTCCGGCGACTGCGACGTCTCCGTGATGCGGAACCGTCCGAACGGGATCTCGTACTTGCCGCCATGTTCGAACTCGCAGATCACGGACGGGCACATCATCTGCCCGTAGTTGGAGTAGAAATCCCCCTCATGCCGCGGAGCGTAGTCGTCTGGGGCGCCCACGCGCAAGGATGCGGGCGCCGACGCGGACGTACCATCCACTTTCAGCTCCCCCCAATCGAGGGAGCACGAGGTCATCGGGATGTCCTTAAACAGACGGGGCCCGTATCGGATGTCCATCCGCGCGGACCAGCGGCCCGCATCATTCATCTCCGGGATGCTCGGACCGGGCCTCACTTCCGGTCCTCCTGCCCCGCGAGCAGCACGCACACGTCATGATAGGTGCGGGTCTGCAGGGTGGACCCCTGCTGGGCGTCCATGTCCGCCATTGTCAGCTCCCCGAACTCAGTCAGCGGCACGTCCGCGCCATCAAGGAGAATGTACGGGGCAATCCACGGCTTCCCGTCGGGGACGGTGACATCATCCTGCATCAGGACCCACCCGTTGTCGTCCGGCAGTGACTTCGTGACACTGTCGGCATCGTAAACGAAAGCCCTGCTCTTCGATGCGCCACCGAACCCGTCCGAGCACCACAAGCCGACAGAGACGTTCGACAGCCCGTACTTGTCTTGGGTGATCCTGCGGACATACACGGACAGATGAATGCGGTGCCCCGGCTGCGACTGGCGGAAGCTTTGCGTCCCCGCGGCCGGAGTAACGTTGCGGACTCCGCCCACGCGGGTCGGCTTCCCGTGCGGAGACCAATTCTCCGACCGGTCATCGCCGATAGCCTTGTCGTCCTCTGGATGGCCTGGACCACCCCACAGATATGTGAGTCGCTGGAAGATCTTGCCGTCGTGAATGTCCCGCTCGAACTGCATCCACTCTCCCCACGTCACGCACGGAGAGAACGTCCCCAGGGACACGCCGGCCTTCGCGTAGCTGGCACCATACGTCCAACCGGCATGCTCGGCGTCCGTGTAGATCTTTCGCTTCGACCGCTCCGTCACGGACAGCTGCCACTCCACAGTGCCGCGCGCGCGCGCCTCGGTCTGCTCGCCCACCGCCTTGGACACGGCGACCACGCGGATCGGCTCGATCGTGCACCCCGGGATGCGGCACCTCTCCGTGTCGTGGGCGACAATCAAGTAGCCGGCCATCTCCACGAGATCGCGGAGCGCCCGGAAGTCCTCCAGGGTTTTAGTGCGACACTCAATCGTCGTGGCCCGCGGAGCCGCGACCGCGCTCCACCGGTCCACCACCCCCGTAGACGCCGTCACCGTAGCCAGCCCACCCTCGTACGTGTACGACGAGGAAGGCATCAAGTCAACGCGTGCGCGCACATGCCCCGACCAATCGGAAATGATGTCCGACCCTGTGGAGCGGCGCGTAAACGTCACCGGCGGCAAGCCCGCCTGCGTGTACGTGGTCGGGATACCGATCGGGGCGAGCGGGTCCGACACCGCGGACCGGTCCTGCGGGTGCCAGATCAACACCCGATCATTGTCAGACGTGACAAACACTGGGTATGAGGCATAGCCTTCCGGCGACGGCTCCGGGACGATACTCAGAAGCCCCGTGTGCTTCGCCGTGAACCCGGCCATCCATTGGTCTGCCATGTCATCTCCTGCTCATGCGGTAGGCGGTCACTACCCGCTGGTCAGCGACGGTTCTCATTCTAGATGTCAGCGTGGTCTGTCCGTCGACCGTCAGCTCCAGGTTCATGCCATCCATCGCGCGGCGGAGCGTCTTCACGGAAATTCCGTTGGCGGACCCAGCAGACGGCGAGACGGCGCCAGCGGCGCCACCATCGGCGAAACGAGTAGCCTCCATGTACCGCTTGATATCGCCGTCACGGATCAGCTTCCGCAGGCGGTACACAGCGTCCTGGCCGCCAGCCGCCGCCACCTCGGCCGCCGTCAAGACGTGCTCTCCGTTCGACAGCCACGCAGGGATCCAATCGTCCTTCGGGCCACCAGGGCCATGGACCGCACCCGCATTCGCATACCCCTTGATCGGGGTGATCGGGCCACCATCGGCGCGCAACCACGAGCCCTTCGGCATGTGGTCGCCAATCCAGTGGCCGACGGACGTGAAAATCTGCTTAATCCTGGCGGTGATGCTGATCTCTTTGTCATGCAACTGGTCAACGTTGTACTTGACTGTGCGCACCTTCCCGGACGCCTGGTCGTTACCGGAGATCGTCACGGTGCCCGTAGTCTCGTCGATCTCCGTGTGAATGGAATCCTTCTCCCACCGGGCGCCGGTGGCATCACCGAGAATGGAAACGGTACCGTCGCTATTGTCGATCGTCTGGACGGTCTCCTGCAGGCCGGACAGTCCTTTGTCGTTGTCGGCGTCGATATCGATGACACCGGTCGTCCCGTTCACGGAGTCGGCGGTGACGGTCAGCGTGTAGTCGGCCTGCGCGGCGTCACCGGAAATACTGATCGTGCCGGTCATCCCGTTGATCTCGGCGGTCGCACCATCGGCCGCCTCGGTCGCCTGGCTGGTATCCGCCGTGACCTCGGTGTTGATTTTGTCTGGGATCAGGCCATACTTGTCGGCAAGCTCAACTGCCTCATCTTCCGTCAGCCCCATAGACTCCGCCGCCGAAATGAACGCGTCCCTACCGGTCTGCATCTTCTCCTGCAGCTCGTCCTGTCCGGCGCCGGCCGCCTGAGCGGCCTGAACCTGAGCGAACGTTGCGCTGGCCAAATCGTTCAAGGCGCTTTGGTTTTTGCGCCCCTTCTCCGTGGTGATGTCCAACGTGGCGCCGTTCTCCTTCACGGCGTCGTTTACGTTCTTCAGCGCCTCCTGGAACTTGATGTCCGCGTTAGAGTTGGCGATCACCGTGTCGCCGTAAGTCTTGATCCCCTTGATAACTTCCTCGATCGAGGGCACGATCTGGTCAGTCCCCTCCTTGGCCTTGCGGATCGCAGCATCCAACTGGCTGGTGCCGCCGGCGGCCTGCTGGGCGTTCGGGTCGATCTGCCCTAGGGCGATAGCGAGGCGCGTATTGTCGTCCGCGGTCAGCCCCATCTGCTTCGCAACTTCGTTCAGGTGGGCCTTGAAATCCGGCATAGAGTTGATCAGGTCGATCATGCTCTTGTTCGTGCCGTTCGTCATCTCAGACGAAAGCTTCTTGAACTGCGACACGGCCTCGTCCGTACTCATCCCCGACAAGGCTTTCCCTGTCGTCTCCAGCGCATCCTTCGTGCGCTGCAGGTCGGACCGGGTGTCCGCGCCGAAAGCCCCCGCGATCCCATCGGCAAAGGACGCAAGATGCTGCTGCACAGAAGACCACACGGACGGCCGGCTGATGTCCGCCAAGGCCTGCGAGTACTCCTGCAAAGAGTACTTCCCCTTATCGAAATCCAAGTTGTTCATGACGGAGCCGCCATGGGCGAGCGCCGCGGACATCTCATCCACAGACACGCCCGTGCGTCTGACCTCGTCGCCGTAATGCTTTACACCCTCGATCAGGGCGGCAGTAATCATCATCCGGCCCGCCCGACCGAAGCTTGTCATCCCCGTAGCGACCTCGCCGAGCTTGCCCTTCAACCCGGCCGCCGTCCAGTTCAGGGTGTTCATCGCATCCTTGATCTCGACGATCTTCGGAGCCATCACCATGAGACCGCCAACCGCCGTCAACGCAGCCCCGCCGAACGCAGTAAAATTGAAAATCATGGACTGAGTGCCACTGCCGAGCTCTCCCAGCTTATCCACCAGAGAAGTGATGTGCTGGACAACGGAACGGACCGGAGCCTGAGACGAAGAGCCGATCTTGATCATGGCGGTCTCCCAGGAGCCGCCCAGCTTCTCGATGTCACCCTTCAAGTTGTCTTGCTTCAGGCGGGCCGTCTCGGCCGCATAGCCGGCGTCGTTAACCTTGTCGATCCAGCCTTGGATACCCTCCCCGCCCTCGTTGTACAGGACGTTCGCAGCACGAATGGCATCCGACCCGAAGATCGTGCTCATCGCCGTGTTGCGTTCCTCTTCGCCGAGATCCTTCATGCCGTTGCGCAGCTGCTCGGCGACGGCGGTGATCCCGATGAAGTGCCCCTGCGCGTCGTAGATGTGAATGCCCAGGTCATCCATGGCGTTCTTGGCGCCCTTGGACGGGTTCTCCAGGCGCTGAAGCATCGTCTTGAAGCTCGTACCGGCGTCCTGGCCGATCAGCCCGGCCGAAGCGAACGCAGCGATAGAGCCCGTCGTTTCCTCGATACTCAGACCAGCCTGAGAAGCCACAAGACCAGACTGCTTCAAGGCGTACGCCATATCGTGCACGCCTCCCTGTGCCTTGCCGGCGCCAGCGGCAAGCAGGTCAGCAACGTGCGTAACCTTGTCACCGGACAGGTTGAACTGAACCATCGCGGTCGCCGCGGTCTCCGCAGCCTCGGACACGCTGATCTCGCCAGCCGCCGCGAGGTCAAGGGCCCCAGAAAGACCTCCCGCAAGAATGTCCTTCGTGGAGACACCAGCCTTGGCAAGCTCCTCAATGCCGGACGCGGCCTCCGTGGCCGAGAACGCAGTGTCAGCTCCGGCCTGGATCGCAGCCTCACGCAGCTGCGACATCTCATCGGACGAGGAGTGCGTAGCAGCCTGCACCGAAGACATAGACGCGTCAAACTCGCTGGCCATCGTGCCAGCCATCCCCGCCAGACCGAGGAGGCCCGCGCCCGCGCCGGCCACGGTCGTGCCGAGCGTCGTCCACGCAGCCCCGTTCTGGCGGGCAGAATCCGCCAGCCCAGCGAGGCCGGTCTTGCCCTTGTCGGAGGCGTTCCCCATCTGGTCGCCGGCACCCTGCGCGGCCTGCCCGGCCCCCTGCATCGCGTCGGCGGCGCTCTTCGTTGCCGCAGACGCCTCGGACATGCCAGCTTTCACGCCCGACGCGTCCGCCGTCAGCTTCACTACGACTGTACGATCTGCCACCACAGCCCCTTCCGACTCGGATCGGACACCAGTTTACCTAGTCTTCGTCGCGGGTGTCCGCCACGTAGACGAGCGCCCCTTTCTTTGGCGGGTCAATAAGCTCGCCGTCTCTGTTGCGCTCCGCGTGCTCAGCCTCCCACTGCTCCCGGGCGGCTTTCGCGTAGCAGACTTCCTGACGGACCTCGAACCATCCGTCCATCATCTCGTCCCACGCAGTGTCACGCGGGTAGCCGCACCCGCATGGGCACAGTGAGTCCTCGAACATAGAGTATGCCTCGGCGAGTACATAGTCCTGCGGCACCCACTCTGACGATTCGCGCAGAATGCCGGTGGGCGGATGCCCCCACTGCAGGGCATGCTTCACGCGCGCCCGCAACCACTGTCCTGTCGGGGCGCTCAGGACTGCGACGAGAAAGGGGCCGTGATAGTCGGGCTCTCCGTGTCGACCATCCGCACGACGCGGGACAGCTTTTCCACCTGCTGCGGGGACGCCTTGTACAGGCCGGCGATATCCTCGCCAGTCACGCCAGTCGGCTCCACAATATGAGCGGCCAGGAAAGCACACTCCATCTCGTGGGTGACCGGGTCGTCCTTCGTCTTATGGCCGAGACGCTCCATGAGTTCCTTTTGGGCGTACACGGACATAGTCTGCACGACGAACTCAACGCCCGACTCTTTCAGGACCTCAAGAGTCTCCTGCGCCTCGGCGAGGAGCTTCCTTTTCTGCTCGTCGGTCAGGCCGGGCAGGCGCGCCTCCTCATCGAGGCGGTCAATCACAGCGAGCAGATCCGTGCGCCCATACAACATGCACGCCTTCCGAGTCGGCTGAAACCCGGCCATCCACTGGGCGAAGTCAAACTTCTCGGGCTTGCCCGCATCGCCGGTGCGGTCCTCGGCGGCAACCTCGGTAATCTGCGACGTGTCAGTCATGACTGTCCCCCTTGGCGGCGGTCAGCGGTGCGGCGGAATTGGAAGGCGCCCGGCCGGGAGAGACCGCCGACACTCCCGGCCGGGCGCCCACAGAGGAAGCCTATCAGACCCCCACAGTGTAGGGCTTCCCAGCAGAGGAGCCCTTGCTGTTGGTAACAATGAAGTTGCCGGTCTGGACGTTGGCGGGCAGCACCGCGGCGATCAGCGACGACGACAGGACGCGGTACGAAGCGACCGGGGCGGTCTTGCCGGAAACTGTGCAGGTCACACTAGTCACTCCGACGAAGTTCGTACCGGAAATAGCGACCGTGTCGCCCGCCTTCCCGCCGGCCGGGGCGATCGAAGTGATCGTCGGGGCCGCCATCGCCGTGCCGCCGCCAAGGACGATCTCGTTCTCACGGGCGTCGCTAATGAACAGAGTCACGGTGCGCTTCGTGTAGGACGTGCGGTCGTCGGGCTTCTGCGGCTGACCGTTAGCGACACGGTACCAGTCGACGTGGTCGCCGTCAGAGAACGGAATCTCGGGCTTCTTGCCCTCGCGCTCGTACAGGTCATACTCAAGGCCGGTACGCTTCAGCAGGTCCCAGGCCTTTGAGTCGTCGGAAACAACATAGTTGCCGTCATCGTCAAAGAACTGATAGACGCTGACGTTGCCCTCGTACTCGGCGGGGCCGGGAACGGTCCCTTTGCCGGCAGCGCCGAGGACGGGCTCCTCAACAGAAGTCGACCCCTTCGAGCCGAGCTTGTAGTCCGACTTCATGACCTGCATCTCCAGGTGCAGGCCGGCGTTAAGCTCAGCGGCAGTCGGGTTCTTCGGGTCGGCAGCCCGCTTGTCGTCAGCCAGGGCCACGAGGGTGATGCGCCCGTCACCGAGCGTACGGATGCTGGTAGCCATTTGCTCTCCTATCCATGCCGCCGCCGCGGTGACGGCGTACCAGTAGATGTTGTCAGTGTATCTCAGTGAAACCGGTCGACTGCCCGGATCCGCCACATGTCTACCGCGTACATGGGGTGTCTCTTCTCCGGGAGGTTCACTTGGTTGTCACGGAGCATAGCGGAGCAGTACTCCAGCGCAAGCGGCTCGCAATACTGCCGCCCCACCTGCAGTTCATACCCCTCCAGGCTGGCGCGCACGTCGTCCAGGACCACGAGAAGGCGGTCCGCCGTGGATGCGACGACTGTGACGGGCTGCAGGAAGCTGATCTCCGACACGACATTGTCGAGGGTTGTCGCATCCCCGTAGTTCGCTTTCGGGAACCCGACCAGAACGTACGGCATCGGCGGGTTGTCAACGGTGACTTCGCCAAGGTACGTCGAGTACTTGCAGCGCTCAGATAGTGCCCGCTCCACGGCCTTCACGAACGGGGACAGCTTAATCATGACAGCTTCCTCACTATCTCGTTCATAGTGTCGCCGATCTCGTTGACGACACTGTCGTCCATGTAGTCGGCCGGGTGCGGCAGGCCGCCGCCGCCACGAGAGGTCCCCCAAATCGCAATGTTCGCGAGAGCGCCGCGCGGCTTCGATGGGCCGAACTGAGCCTCCACCACGGCCCCGCTCCCCTTAGTGTCGTAAGAGAACTCCTGGCCGACCTTGGCGATCCCCTTGTCCGGGAACGCCGCATAGTCTTTGCGGGCACGTTCCTTCGCGGTGTCCAACGCATTGCGCACGGACACCTTAACCGCCTCAGTGGCCTCACCGGCAGACAAGAAGTCGCCAGCCAGCGCCGTCAGCTGCGACGCGTCAACCCGGCTGCCGCTCATGCGGTCACCGCATCCACGAGGAAACGCTGCGCGGTCGCGTGCGTCAGGTTGATCAGGCCGCGCACACGGAACCCGTACCGATAGCCGGTCACCGTAGCGACATCGTCCACACGAGCGTCGTAGGAGCCGTACGGGACAGACAGCTCGGTCTGCTGCACCGTGTACGTGTGGCCGCCGACCGTCTGCGACGCCCCATACATGGTAGTTTGCTTCAGCCGGCACTTCCCCTCGTAGACACGTTCAAGCGTGGGCTCGTCGCGCTTCGTGGCGGGGTTCCAGTTCATGGACCCGGTCGGCCGGTCAATGACACACGTGTCGGTCATGAGCCAGTCCGCCCTGCGCCGGCGGGTTCGGAGAGCGCTCACGGCCGCTCCCATTCCGCGAACGTGTACGGTGCGGAGTTCAGCGTGGCGGGCGGCCACACCTCCCGCGTGGTGCGGAGGATCCCCACCCCGGACGGCCCGGACGGGGCATAAGCGAGCAGAGCGCGGCGTTCCGTCGCCGTCAGGAACAGGCCAGCCTCGTCGACTTTTTTGCCGGTTCCCATCCAGTCGTCGAGGCGCTCCCCCGTCCAACCTTCAGGGTTGTCGTACGCGCGAGCGGCGCACGACAGCACGATTTCCTGAACGCCGGGCGGAACGGTCCCGTCAGTCCACGGGTCTCGGATCCTGTCAGCCTCCTCGTTCACGAGGGAGGAGGCGCGGCGGAGCAGCCACCCCGCCCGCTTCTTGTCGGCGTCGTCAGCTATAGGCTCGCCGAGCCAGCCAGCGAGATCCTCCACAGAAGCGAGCGGGGCAGCAACCATCACGCGATCCGATCAGCTCAGGCCGGCCGCAGTGGCGCGCCGTCCGTCCAGGACAGCGGCCCCGAAGTACGCGTCCACGACGGAGCGGTCCTCGGCATACGTCGGGTCGTAGTCGCAGATGTGGCGCAGGGCGAAACCGTCCTGGGCGACACTGTCGCCGAAAGTAGCGCCAGCCGGAACGTCAGCAGCACGGATTGCCAGGGCGAACGCGTTCTTCTCGTAGAACACGGAGAACGCCTCGGGAAGCGCCGGCTCCTCGACAACAGTGAACCCGCCAACCTTCGCGATGGTGGCATCACGCAGCAGGGCGCCGTTGTCAGCCGAGAACGACGCATTCAAGAGGTCCTTGTTCTTGCGGAACACCTCGGCGACACCAGGGCCGACAGCAAGGGTCCGGTTAATGAACGGCGTCTTGTTCTTGTTGAGGATCCGGTTGGCGCGGGCGACAACCTCGAGGAGGTTAGAGCCGTCACTCTTGAACTTCAGCGCCTTCGTGTCATTGTAGGCGACGCCAGCGGCGTTCGGGTCAGTAGCCTGCGAAGCCATGCTGGTCGCCATGACGGCGCCGAGCTTCGCGGGGATAAGGGAGGCGACAGCCTCGGCCTGGGGCTTAACGACCTCTCGCTCGAAGTCGGCGAGCGTCCAGGTCAGCCACTCAGAAGGCAGGCGGACCGCAGAGTACAGCTCGTCCTCGAGCTTGACGGACACGTACTTGCGGGTCAGGTCGCCGAACGTGATCGCGTTGCGAGCTTCACGCTGCACGCTGCTGCGAGTGCCGGAAGCGGCCTCAACGGGCATGGCAACGTCCACGGTCGAGCCGTATCCGCGCTCGTAGCCGGCCTCGGCGTCGCGGTTGACGGTCAGGGCGATGCTGGACAGGTAGTGGAGGGAGGCGATGTCCGAGAGGACGACCTTCCTGCCGGTCGTTGCGAAGTTCGCCATTTGGTTTCTCCTTCAGTGTCTGTTCGGTCAGGCGAAGATCCTGCGGACGCGAGCCCGCATGTCCTCTTCGGGCTCATCCGCGTCGGGCGGAAGAGACGGCTGGGCGGGGGCGTTCTTCTGCGCGGCCGCGTCGTCAATGGCCTGGGCAAGCGCCTCCACGTTGGATTCAATGTCGTCGGGGCTGCCAGCCGCGACAAGGCCGGCGAGGGCGACAGGCAAGCCGGCGTTAGCGAGCGCGACAACAGCGGAAGCCTGCGCGGTCGCGGCCGCGAGCTTGCTCTGCAAGTCGGCGATGCGCGGGTCCTCGGGCTTAGGAGCCTCGGCCGCCTGCGCCTCAGGCGCGGGCGCGGCGGAGGCGGCCTGCGCAGACTCCGACGCCTCGGTCGGCTCCGAAGCGGAGCTGTCAGCCTCCTCGGTCGGCTTCGACTCTGGCGTGTCAGCGGCCGGCTTTGCGGGAGCGTCATCCGCAGGCTTGGCGCCCGGCTGAGGCTTCGCGTCCGGCTCGGTCTGAGCGGCAGGAGTGTCCTGCCTGGCCTCTGTGGCGCCCGGCTGAGGCTTCGCGTCCTCGTCGGCGTCACGAACGTTTCTGGGCTGGTCTGCCATTTCGTCTCCTGACGTAGTGCTGCGGATAGTTTAGCTCACCCCGTCCGACAGTAGACCGCTGCCGGACCGGCGCATGCGGGCCAGGAGGTCACTTAGCCCGCTAGCGCCGGCAGCTTTCTGCGAGGCCACAGCCTCATCGTACAGGTCCACGAGTTCCAGATCATGGTCGGACGCTTCGCTGGCTTTCCATTTCGCGTTCGGCACGTCGACAGGCTCGTACGTGCAGTCGCAGTAGACGTGCGCCTGGAAGGCGGCGGTGTCTTTCGTGTACACAGGGCCGCGAGCCGCGAGCATGCAACAGAAAGCACACGTCTTCCCGACCGTGACGCGGCGGCAGCGGACGCGTTGCTTCCGGCAAGAATAGATAATGTCCAGGCGGTCGCGATCCCGCACGGACTTCATCGCGGTCGCACCCACACGACGACGGGCATCCGCGACCGCCGCGGAGCGATCTACACCGTTCCCCACGAGGGTTTTTATGCGGATCGGCCCAGACAACATCAGCTGCCTATCGAGAGAAGAATCAACGAGGGCCGGCCGGGCGAACCCCAAGCTGCGCCCATGCTCGCGCCCCCAGGCGCCTAGGTATCTAGAAGCTTCACGGTCCACGCCCGACGAAGCAGCCCGCAAGGAAGACGCCGCCTGAGACGCCCACGCCGCAGACGACGCGTCCAGGCTTTCCGGGTCAAGCACCACGTCGAACAAGTCAACCGCGGAGTCGCGCGCTTTCGTGGCGAGCGCCCCAACGGCAACACGGTGGTCGCCGATGAGGGTCATTCCTCCTCCAAGGCAGCCACCTTGCCGGGGTTGTCGGCACCGGCAAGGGCCTGCGTGTACGAGGTGAGCGCGTCAGGATGGTCATCCGCGTACTCCCGCCAGCCGGCCGCCTCGGACGGCGACACGCCGGGAATGCGATCCCACAGCAGGGCCGCAGGCACTCCAAGCGTCTGCGACAGCTTCCCAAGGGCGTCGGCAGCCTGCGACAAGGAGCGGGCCTCGGTGTCCCGCCAGTCAACAGAGAGCGTAGTGTCCTCAGAGTCATCGCGGCGCCCGTCTACGACGGCGCACAGGCGCACAAGATTGCACACGGGACGCCCAAAAGCGCGCGTAAGCGACTGCAGGTGAGCGCGCTCCGCAGCCTTGGCTTCAGCGAGGGCGTCCGCGCTCAGGTTGACCAGCTGCGCCCCCGACAGAGCCCAGGACGGCACCGACGCGAGCGCAGCCAGCGTTCCCAGGTCGGCTTTCTCGGCGTCGAGCAGGGACTGCAGGTTCGTCTCGGGCAGCGACCCGAACTGCACGCCCTCACCGCCCGTCAACACGTCGCCGTGCTCCAGGAGAGCTTTCTGCCGTTCCGCTTCCTCGGGGGACCCCGGGTCAGCGAGGCCAGTCGCAGTGCGAACCCTCCAGGAGTTGTGATGCTGGACAAGGAGCCGATCATGCACGGTCTTGATGTAGCGGCGAGCAGGAAGGCGCAGCCTGTCCACCAGGGACTCGCACTCGCCGTCCAGCGCCTGGTAAGGGGCAACACGCACAACAGGACAGTGCGGCAGAGCCCCGGACCAGAGAACGGCGCCGGTTTTGCAGTCAACCTCCTCGGCGGCGGTCAGATAGCGCCATGGAGCGCCATCGCCGCGCAGCACGACGGCCGCGACGGGCCACTCGTTCGCCTCGGCCCCACCCCAATCGCAGGCAATCCTAGAGGCCGGCAACGGCAGCACAGACGGGCCATTCGACGGCAGAACGGCGGCGTAAGCGGCACCGTCGATGAGAGCTTCCCTCCACAAGGCCGTCTGCCTGGACGGCATACCTGACGCCTCCCACGGAGCCCAAAGCCTGGCAGACCCCTGATCGTCGCGGTCAGAGGAGACCCCGTCGGCGACTATCTGCCGGGCCAGCGTGTCCAACAGCAGCCCCAGGGTAGGTCCAAGCGACAACGCCTTCAAGCGGCGCTTCGTGGCGTCAGCCCGGTCCGAGTCGACGCCGTACAGGGGGCCGCTGGCCGCGGTCCGCGTGGACGCCCCAGGGGCGATCTCTTCGCGGCGCTGGGCAGCAAGCGCCCTCGCCTCATCACGGCGAGCCGCAATGTCATCCCACGGTCCGTTCACCATATCGATCCTCTGCTTCGGCGGCGGCTATTCAGCCATATGTTACGGATCATCCTACCGCCGATCATACACACGGCCAAGTCAATCTTCTTCCGCGACTCCCTGCCGTCCTTCGAGATAGACACGCCGAACTTCGTTGGGTAGCGGACGGCATGCAGAACGTGAGCGCGGAGCCGAGCGTCACCGTCATGAACAAACGCATGCTCGACCACATCGGTAGTCACGACCTGAACGGCATGCACGAATGCCTTCTGGTTCGCCGGCGAGGACATATCCCACTTCACCGCATGCCCCTGGCCGGCCTTCAAGCGCAGCCGGCGACCGTAGTCGCGGTGCCAGCCATCCACAACCGAGTCCCAAAACTGCTCCATAGACTCGTCCTCGACAGCATGGGACGGGTCCGCCCACAAGGCAACCACATTGTGATGCTCATAGAAGTCGCGGACACGCCTGTCAACCGCGGCGCGGTCCACGACCCAGTTGTGGGCGCGGGCGTCAGGCGGCCGCTGCCACACCCCCACCACGAACGGGGCGCCATCACTGACACGGACAGCCACGCAGGCGGTCGAGTCGTCAGATTTACCGCCATCGAAGAACATCGCAACCTCGTCGCCGGGCTCCAGCGCAGGCAGCTCCCTGTCGAAGCAGGAGTCCCACTCCTCGCGCGTCAGCCACGCGTCCTCAGACGCAACCACTTGGTTGTACCACTTCCGGCGCGACTCTGACGGCGGAGTGGACGGATCCATGATGTCCTGGACGATACGGTCCGGCGTCAGCCAGGACGCGTCACCGCGGACGGACTCAACCACTTCAGGGGCAGCTTCCGCAGTCAGCGGCGCGTCAGGAGACGCCTCCAACGAGTCGTACATGAGGCCAGCATCCTTACCTCCATGCTCTTCCCAGCCTTCACGGACGGACAGCCCCACCGACTCAACACCAACCCGGGCGGCGTTACAGATGTGCAGGACCCGGGCCTGCCGTTCCGGCGGAGACTTCGCCGCATCACCGCGGACCACACCCATCATTGCCATGCCAGAGTTCGACCGCGTCCAGTTCTGCGTCTCGTTACACACGGTCAAAGTGGCGCGCGCCCCTTCGGCCGCGTCAGGATTCGACGTGATCGCAGTGATGAACCCCGCACTCCCATCAGTCGGGCGGACCAAGGTCGTTACCACACGGATCGCGAGGTCTTCGCGGACATCCGGCGGAGCCAGGGCGCGGATCGCCCCCATCGTGTTCTCTGTCTGCTGCTGGGAAACCGCTAGGAGGCGAACCCAAGGCGACTCCTCGCGGCGCCCGCGCACCACGCCGCCCTCCCCCACAAATGGGACAGACGGGCCGCAGAGCGCCGCGAGGGCGATAACGCCAGCCAGGGGGTCCTTGCCCCACCCCTTGCACCGTTGCAGAACCACCGTGGGCGACAGAAACTTCCCGGCCGAGTCCGTCGCATAATACCAGAGCATGAACCTGAGCTGCTCGTCGGTGAACAGGAACGGGCCGCCGCCAGGCCCAGCAAGGTGAGCGGACGCCCAGCAGGCCACGTCCCAGCCGACAGTGTGCTCAGGCCGCAGCCACTCACCGTCCCTCACAGCCCACACCGGGCCGTGCGCAACCGCCGGGAAAGGCCCGCCAGCCCCCGGCAGGATCGCCGGCCGCGACCTCAGACGCTCTTCGTAAAACTCGCGGATCTCCGCGAGGAGGCGCGGGTCGTCACCGCCGGCAGCCTTCCGCTCACGAGGCCTGGCCACGAGTCAAGCCCCACCTGCCGGCCGCAGCGATAGACGCATGCTCAGACCGGGACGCCTGCGCCCTAGCGTCCGCCTCCTCGTCCGGAAGGTTCAACTTCGACAGCAGCTGCGCCATCGCCACACGATGCTGCCGCACCTCCGACAGGAGCGGATGGGCCCGCAGCTGCCTCTGCGACCCGGGCATCACATAATCGGCGCCTGCAAGCTCCCGCTCAATCTTGTCGAGGATCGTCGCCTCCCGGCAGGCATCCTCCAGCAGGCGGATCTCGTCCGGGCGGAGCTCCCACCTCGCCGTAATGTCATCCCACATGCGGCGGGCGGACTTACTCAGCCGCGGCGGCGGTTTCTGCGGCATCTCAGCCCCTCTCAGTCGTAGCGTGCCCCCATCATACCGCCAGAAGCCACCGGCGGCCGCCCCGCAAGATGAGCGAGACGGCCGCCGGACCGCGAGCCGGAGAAGGTCAGGCCTTATGGGCCCCACCCGCCGACTTCCGCAGGTCAACACCACCGGGAGTGACGATACCAGCCCAGTCGAGAATACTGATCCCGTTAACCTTGACGCTCTTCAGAACGTTGAAAGCGCCGAGGATGAGACCAGCAACGGACAGGGCCTGAGTAACGACCGCGGCGGCGGTCGCCGGGTAGGCGCCCACGAGCCAGGTTCCGGCCGCGATCACAACGATCGCAGCCAGAGCGATCGCCCGGCGGCGGGAGGCCGTCCAGTACGGCCGGTCCAGGGCCGCCTGGACCAGAGGCCACACAACCGCGGCAACCGCCGTCAGGATTGCGGACTGCTCAGCTGTCAGAGTCATCTTCTTTCTCCTTGTTTTCTCGTTCCCAGGGATACCCGCTCCCAGCACCCTCGCACAAGCCAACCCAGTAGGCGCCCAGGATAGCCGCAGCAACAGCGAAGAGGATGATCATGAGGCGTCGGCGGCGTTCTGGCCGCCCTGCTGGGCGGCCAGGCGCTGCTCGATAGCAGCGAGGGACTTGCGAGTCTCCTTGACCGCGTTGTACAGGTCACCGTCGAACTTAACGCCCGCAATACCAGGAGTGACAGCGTCAGAGATGACCTGAACCTTGCTGTTCAGAGATCGCAGCTCGTCACGGATCGCACCCGAATACCAAGCCATGTCGCCGGCGTAGTGGTCGCCCTCCTTGCCAGCGCGCAGCGAGTCGCGGATCTCAGTCAGAAGGTCAACAGCAGCAGACATTTCCAGCTCCTCATCAGTAGATGACACACCGCCGCCAGCATAGTCGCCGAGCGGCTGATCTTTCCACGCCCAAGCCAGAGACGCGAAAGACTGCCCGTACGTTTCGTAACGGTCGTTCGGGTTACCGCAGTTGTACGTGGACCCAGCCCTGCACAGACTGTCCCACGAGTAGTCGCCGCCGAGGTAGCCGGCCAGGATCCCGAACCCAACCTCCGACGAGGCCTGCGGGTCCCACCAGGCCCGGTCCGGGTCATTGAAAAAGTACCCCGGGTAGGTCACCTGGGTCGGCCCGACCCCGTTGGACGTGGCCCCAGCGCTGATCTGAGCATAGAAATCACGGAACTTAGCCTCCGTAACCTCACCGCCCCCCTGATAGGCGCCGCCAGCGTCATGGCCGAACACGTTCTCGCCGTTCGACTCCTGCTCAGCCAACCCCAACGCCACCCAACGAGGCAGCCCCACAGAGTCCGCAGCAGCCACGAGAGCGCCCATATTCGCGATCGTCCTACCGGAATACCCAGACGACTGGGAACGGCCGCCAGAAGGGCTGTCACCACCCTCAACCAGGCGCAGACAATGCGTCCACCTGCCGCCACGCGTGTACACGTGAGTCGCATAGTCGCCGACCCTGGTCTCAGAGCCAGTCTGATCGCCAACATAACCGTCGATCGTGCCATCCTCGGCGATCCACGCCTCAGCAAGCCCATCCGGGACGACCATCGCAACATGGCCGACACCGCCAGAGGCAGCCTCCGACAGAACCACATCACCGTCCTGGAAGCCGCCATCGGGATACAAGGACGCGTCCGACCACGGCACCTCATACCAGCCGCGAGACGTCAACTCGGACCGCATCGACCCAGTCCACGTCGACGCCGGCAGAAGCCTGCCGTCATCCCAGCCGTACCCCCACGCCTTGTGAAGGCCGTAGTTGATCGCCCCCCGCACCGCGGACGAGCAATCCATGTTTGAGTCACGCTGCAGCCAGCCATCCTCGTCGCTGTCCCGGTACGAGAACAACCGGTCAGGCTGCGAGTAGCCGACCGAGTAAGCCCCACCCTGCGGCTTCCCCGGCCCGGCCTGGCACCAGTACTGCATCTGAGACGCAGCAATGGAGATAACCCCCATGCCTCTCCTTCCCGGCGGCCGGTCGGCCGCCCACAACAAGGTTACGGGGGCAGGGAGGTGCCGCCACACACGCGCCCACAGTGGCCGCCGTCACCCCAAACGCTGTCGCTCCGAGCATGCC